TCGCCGCGGTCGCCGGTGCAAAAACAAGTTCCTGATAAATCGGCTGTAAGCTTTTCATGTTCTTTTTCCTATCGGTGATTTGTTTGTTTCAAAGGGGCCGGCCAGCATAAGCCAACCGGCCCCAACCCTACCCGGAGCAAGGGAAGGATTACTGCAATTCGATGGCGACCATCGGGCCGGCTTCGGTTGCCGTTCCGCGTTCGTGAACGTTGATGTCGAAACGCTCGGTCCCCTTGAGCCCGATGGCATCTTGCTTCCAGTAGACGGAGCTATCGGCCGAAATAGTTACGCCTCGACGATTGCCGAAGGTCGCAGCCATCGACAAGTCACCGAAATAGGCGACGATCGTGTCGGCAAGCGATCCCGAAGAGTTGGGAAGCACTTGAGCAAACCGAACCGGGTAGCCAAGGAAAGACAACTGCGGAGAGCCCGCGATATTGTCGACCATGTTGCCACCCGCGGCAAATTGCAATCGGGCCATTGAAAGATGGTAGGCCGCACTCGACACGTACCACGCTGGCTGGATGCCCGGAAACTGCGGAAGCTTAGCAACCGCCGATTCAAAGTCGGCAATCACCATTGCCGCAAACGTGGTAGAACTGGCCGCCTTAGCAACCGAGCCTGCGGCTAGTGCAGACTTGAGACCGACCATTCCGCCGTAAGTGCTGGTCCCGTCGCCGTTAAATCCGCACTGATCCTCTTTTTCAGCGAAGCTCAATGCGAACTCCGTTGACACCAAATCGGCCAAAGCGACGATGGCGTCTTCGTCAAGCTCGCTAGAAACTTGCGTCAGAACGCCAAGCTTTTTGGCCTCAAGCTTGATTTGGTCGAATTTCATGTCCGAAGCGGTGATCTCGTCGTTTTCGCCAACGAAGTACGAAGTGAATCCACCTGCGCGCCGCGGAATGAGCACGCTCGATGATCCCATTGGATACACCCGAGCGTACTGGCGGAAAACACCACGCTCTTCGACCAACCGAATGATGGACGCTTCTAAAGGCTCCGGCACGACGTACCCGCCCTTCGTATTGTCGCCGACGCTGTGTGCGTTGACAATCAAGCCTTTTTCGCGGCAGTAGTCCATCGACGGGCCGTGACCGTAGATCGCCGCCGCGCAGAACAATCCGGCATCGACCGCATCTTGTTGGCTTTCAAAGTTTTTGGCCTTGCCGCGGTACTTCTTGACGTTAACAACGGTCGCCGGTGGGTCGCCAAGCCGCGGGGCCGGTGCCGACGCCTGTGCCCGCGTGATTTCCATTCGGGTGGCGACGTGCTGCCATTGCTTAAGCTGCGAATCGACCGCCCCAAGCTCTCCGAGGTCGTTTTCGCCTTTGCCCTGGATGGCAACAAGCCGTGCCGATTCGTCGGCGGTCAAATCGCGGTCAGCCTCTTTTGCCACCGCCAAGATCGCTTCGGCCTCGGCGTAGAGTTCATTCCGCTTAGCCTGTAGCCCTTCGATTCGTGCTCTTAATTCCATGATTAGCCTTTTGATTGGCGGCCGATCATGTCCCAAAAGCCAAACGGCCTGGATTTAATCGGCCGCGGTTTGGTGTTTGTCCAAATCGCCGCCAATCGAATCCGGCCGCTAACGAGTTGCCGAAATGCGATAGAGTCGTCGTGTGCTGATACGGTAGCAAATTGCTACCGGTTGTCAACTGCTTTTTCGCAGCCTCAGTTTTGCCGATTCTCGCGCGAACGGGTATGGCGTCCGGTCGCCCGCTTTTTGTGCCCGTGCAATCGCTGCCGGGATGTTGCGGTACTTGGCCGCGACCGGCTCAACCGCTTGGCCGTCAATTGCGTCGATCAGCCCGACGTCAAGCGCTTGTTGTGCCGTGTACCATGTTTGAGCGTCTAGGATTGCCTTGATTTCGTCGCGGCCCTTTCGCTTGTCTCGCTTGGCAAATGCGTCCTCGTAAATCGAGACTAGTCGCTCTTCGCTAGTGTCTAACTGGTCTGCGATCTTGCGAAGTTCTTTCGCGTTGCCGCTTGCAAACATCATCCAAGGCGAGTGAAGCATAGCCGCCGCACCTCTCGCCATGGTCAAAGACTCGCCGGCAAGCATGATCACCGACGCAATCGAGTATGCCGAAGAGTCGACGATAACATCCACTCCGCCGGGATGTCGTCGAAGCATTTCATAGATGGCAATGCCCTCATCGACTCCGCCGCCGCCGCTGTTGATCCTGACGGTAGCACGACCAGGAATTGCGCTCAACGCTTCCTGAACGGCACCGGCGTCAATCATGCCGAACCATTCCGGGCCAATGTAATCGTACAAAAAAACTTCTTTTGTCGAGGTGTTGTAGCTAAACATCAGCAGCCCTCCAAAGTTGGCAATAGATCGTTACGGACAAACAAAGAGTTAACGCGGCTTTTTGCAACTAGCGTGTAGCCGTAATACCGAATCCGTCTTTCAATTTCCTTTGCGGGTGCCTGAATTGAAAATCCATCGACAAGCAACCCTAGACACCAGCGCGGCGGCAATCCTTCTGGCTCGCATCGACCGTACCGCGGACCAAATTGGTCATAGTGTTCAACCATCATAACTTGAGGCTTGCCGCACCTAAGTACTTCCTCTGCGATCGGCCAATCTTGGCCATCGACGTCGACTACGACAAAGCTTTGCGATAGTTCTAAGCCATCCAGCAGCCTTGCATCGAAAAAACCATGTATAACTGCTGCTTTTTTGGTCATTTTGAGAGCGTTTTGACGCAATTCGTCAGCCTCAAAAAGCACTGTTTTAGTGCCTTTTTCGAGCAAAAAGCCAAGCGTCAGCGGCAGGCTTTGGCCGTCTCCGGCTCCGATTTCAACGGCTAGATCGGGCTCAAGTAGCTCCGAAAGCTCGATAAGCATACCCGTTTCGCCGAATTGCCAGCCGTCCGCGTGGTCATTCAACCATCGAAACCGCTTGTCCGTTGCCGTCATCGGCTTGTTTGCGTCTGTCACTTGGCCACCTCCTCTAGCTCCGCGTTTTCGTATCGCTTCGGAAGATTTTCTCTTTTTTGTGTTTTTAAATACCTAGAAGCAAAGTGAGTAAAAACAAAGCGCCCTTTTTCGTCTTGTAATCCAGTCCAGCAATATGTTACGGCCCAATAAACCGCAACAGTGCTTGTGACGTAGATGGCTGGAAGTGTAATGAATTTCCTGTGTAAATCGTCATCATCAAACACGGTTATGGCGTATTCCCAATCGTGAAATTCGCCCCTTTGGAATATCGCTCTTTTCGTTTTTCCGTCTTTCATTTGCTATTCTGCTCCGAAATAGCGTTCAGGATTTGGTCAACGCGAGAATCCCAGCCCGCGACCGTTTCGCCAACGATGGCGACGAGTTCGGCTTCGTCTTTTGCATTTCCAGCCGCATCAAGCAGTGCCGACTTGCTGGCCTCAGTGTACTCGGTTGCGATTGTCTCCGCCGCAATTTCGCTTCTGTCGTCTAGCAGCGGTCGAATCGCTTCCGAAATTGTTGACGTAAACCGGGCGTAGAATCCATCGACCCAATCGACAAAGTTTTTCGACTTGCAACCTTTGATGACTCGATTTTTTTCGACGGACTGAACCCGCGAAATCACAACCCGCATCGCTCGCGCGCCCGTGTCGCTTTCGTCCATGTCGTCTTCCGGGTCGTCGTCTTCGTCAATCTGATCGCCAGTGCCCGGAGTGATCGCCGGGTTCGCGTAGACGTCGCCGCCTTCGTATGGGTTAAGGTCAAGCAGTTCGCGGGCCTCGTTTGGCGAGTAGATCCGGGCGTTAATCCCGGTCGAAAGGCTGTTGATCGTTGTCGAGTAGTCTGTACGCAATAGAGCCCGATCGTGGAATTTGAAATAAAGCACGTCGGCCGCTTGTTCGCGTTCGGTTAGCAGCTTGCGGTCTAGCTCTTCCTCCCAGGTCTTGAGCCACTTTGCCAAGCAGTTTGAAAGATAGGCCAACGTCCGCTGCTCGATGCCGTTGTACGATGTTGAGTCGTCGCCAAGAATTGTTTCAATGCAAAACCACAAGGCGACGTCTTCGCGGCTAAACTGCCGACTGTCGTTTATTTCGGCGTCTCGGCTGTTCATCGAGACGACATTTGCTTTTATGCCTTCGCGAAGTAAGCCGATATTGCCGTTCTGGTCGGGTCCGCCATGCTGCTTGCGGAATCCTTCAAGAAATTCGCGGGCCTGCTTTTCGTCGCGGAACATATTGGCCGGAGCTTCCAATAGCATCGACGACCGAAACCCTTTGTCGAATCCGCTTTTCATTAGCTTGTCAGCGGCGATGCCGATCGCCCAGTTGTCGTTTGCGATCTTCCACAAACTGAACCCGGCGAAGCCGTCGAACCCAAGCCCAGGAAAATGACACATCTCGCTGTCGGCGATTACCATCAACCCGCCGCTGCCTGGAATGTCGGGGTCTTCCCGCATGTCGACGTCTCGATATTTGCGAATCGGCTCGTCTTTGTGTGAATCGTAAAGATACCACTTTTCACCCTTCCACATGACGATAGCCATCTTCGCAGAATCAAGCGGTAGCAAGTCGAGAATGCGGGAGTTCGCTGTACTTCCTGCACGGCGAATCCATGCAAACCCGTTGCCGTACATTAGGCAGTTCGCTTGTAGCGACTGCTTGAACTGCATCGGCGTCTGATAGTAATTCGGCCGCTTCTTGCAAAGCATGTACCGGTAGTCGTCGGTTGCCCGTTCCGCCCCACGCTCTAATCCGCGATGAAGCACTAGAGGAAGTTGTCCCATGTGGCCGCTAATCTTGTTTACTGCGTACCAAACTGGGGCGTAGCTCATCGCCTTAACTGGCGACACTATTTTCTTGTTCTCATCGTTGACTAAAGCATCAAACCAACCATTGAAGATTCGGCCGATGTTGAGCAGTCCTGCCATGTTTTATTCCTTAACTGATAAACATCGAACCATGAGCCCTTGCCCGTGTACTCATGCAAGCACGAAACGCCATCACAACCGCGACAACCGGGTCGATCTTGTCGCGGCTATTTGATTTATCAAACATCCACCGGTCGGCCCGATCTCTGACAATGACCGCATTTTGTACGCAGTATCTTAGCAGGGAATCCGATCCGCTGTGCGAAAATCGGCCTTCGGTGATCGCTTGTAGGAATGCTCGGATCGGCTCGTTAAAATGCAAATAATTCTGCGGCATGCGGATAGGCTTCAACCCTTCCTGTTCAAGATGTCCCGCAATGACGTTTGCCTGATACGGGTCGAATGCGATCTCGGATATGCTCCACTCGTCGCACTCTTTAATCAGGTCATCCCTAAGAGAGTCTAGGGCGTACTTGCCGACGTCGATCAATCCCTGCGATATAAACGACGCGAAAGGCTGTAGAGACAAGTCGCGGCGGGTGTCTGCGAACATATACGACCGATGCTTGCATTCGTAGCGATAAATCGGCCGCTCGTCTTCGTCTTCGCCGACCCTAAACCGTGCGACAACCGCCCATGACGCCAAGTCGTCGCGGCCCCCGAGGTCAAACCCGGCTGCAATTGCGTCGGCGTCTTCCCAGTCGGTCAAGCCAGTGCCAAGCTCATCCCATCGGCGAACGTCAATTGCGTGCTCCGTCGAGGATGTCATGCGGTTACAGTGATACCGCAAGAAACGATTCTTGGCCGTTTGCTTAGCTTTCGCCTCGGCTGCTTGCTCTCGTAGGTAATCAAGCTTTACCGATTGCCCTAAACCTGGATTCGCCTTGATCCATGTCGATTCGTCGAACGGGTCATCGTCGTCGTCTAGCTCGGCGACATACGCGAATAACTGCGGGTCGGTTGCTTGCTGCTCAAGGATTAGTTTGCAATAGCCGACTTCGTCTTTCCATAGCTCTGACTTGTCATCGCCTGCGGTCGTGATCGTGCAGAGCATCGGTTGACGCCTTGCGCCTGAACCGGTTCGCATTGTGTCATAAAATTTTCGGTGACGTTCTACCCACGCATGAAGCTCGTCAAGAAAAATTGCGTGAGGGTTTAGTCCGTCATAGGGCTTATCGCTGCCAAGCGGCCTGATAAGGCTATGAGTGGCCGGGAATTGAATCACACTAACCCGACTGTCGGCGTGCTTGCTTAGTGTTTGCGATGCGGCGATCATCTGCTTTGCGTCGTTAAACAAAATCGCCGCTTGCTCTCGCTTAGTCGCACCGATGTAGACTTCGGCGGCCGCTTCGTTATCAAAAAACGCAAACAGAATTGCCAGCCCTGCCGCCCAAGTTGTCTTCCCGTTTTTGCGTGCGACGGAAACAAAAGCCCGCCTGAATCGGCGGAATCCGGTCTGTCTATGCTGCCACCCAATTAGATTAGCCGTGACAAACTTTTGAAAGCCGCAAAGCTCAATCGGCTGGCCAGCCCACTCGCCTTTGTAATGGCGAAAAATAAGCGGAAAAATTAGGCAAGCATTTTCCGCGTCATCCCAATCAAAGTAGTAATCTCCGGGCTCCGCCAAGTCGCGCAAAAACCGCTCGCAAGCTAGGCGGACCCACTTGCCTGCGGTTATCTTGCCACTGACGACGCCATCGGCATAAGCCATCACGTCGCCGCGAATGTCAACCGTTTGCGACGTCAATCTTTTTCGCTTGCATCCTTTTGAGCATTTCCAGTACCGGGTCCGCGTCCTCTTCCGTTTTTCCTGTCCTGACCCGCGATCGTGCGGCTGGTGTCAATCCGAACTCAATGCAAATCTTTAGGATCTTGTCGGTTAAGGCGTCCCACTCTTTTTGGGCTGGATGAACAGACGGCACTCCTTTTTCGTTGGTTACGATGATGCCTTCTTCGTTGACAATCTGCCAACACTGGTCGGCCCGCGAACACGCTTTTGCGTATTGAGTCATCTGCTTTTGATACGAGGGCGATAGCGTGCCCATGCCGCTTAGTATTTCGGCAACTTCGTCCCAGGCTCGATCGGCTGCTGGATCCTCCGCGACTTCGTGCGGCTTGACTGGGCAGCCGGCCAGCGGTTTGGCCGCGTCGGTGATACGCCGCTGCGGATCTTTTGCGTATGACCCAAGCCGCTCAAGCTCTTCGGGCGGTTTTCTAGGTCGTGCCATTTGAGGCCCTCTGCGATAGGTAGCGTGAGCGGATCATTTCGCGTTCGATAATCTGCCGGATCTCTGCGGCAGACGCTTTTGGGGCCGTTTGTGGGGCCTCCAGCGGCCTAAAATCGGGCAAAAATGGGCGGCTCTCGTTTTGCGGATGCAAAAGCGAAGG